GGTCACAATGATAAATCACATCAGCAGTATACACATCAAAGTGCTCGATCTTTTTATTACCAACAGCAACACTATATTCGCGGGCTACAGCTTTTAGTACTCCATAATTATCAAAACTCACGTGAATAATATCCCCTAGTGATTTAGCAAGTAGAATGCACTTTACACTATTTGGAATTTCTAAATCCGTTTTATCCGCACTAGAGTCCCGATATGGGACAAACAGCTTTACACATTCTGTTTCCGATTTCATGATTTCCGCACATTTCTGATCCTTTGCATTCATACGCATATCTTTACGTAAATCGGTCAGTGCTTTAAATGCATTGTCTGTGCCAGTACTTTCCTGTTTTAGCTTTACTGGCTTACCATAAATAAAGGCAACAGCTGATTGAACGATTTTACGTTGGTAAGGTAATGGAAGATTCCAACTCGTCACGATCTTACCTTTGATTAAATCCTTATCCGGACGCAGCATGATCTCATGCCCTTCAATATTCCATTGCGACAATGCTACGGAAACCTTATCCTGCCTGTTGGTAAACTTACCTTTTGCTTTTTCTATTGAACCTTCTGTAAGCAGTGTTACCAGGTCTTTGTCTTCTTCTGCCATTCCTAATAGGGATTTAATTTTATTTACTATACTCATTACCTCAATGATTTTAAATAATGATCCATACACCTTTTACCTTTATCATTGAGACCAATCTCTGACAAAGAATATCTGTCCTGATATGGGAGGAATATCTCGCTGGATACAACATTATATTCCATGTTAGATTTTACCACAAAGAACATTTTGTATTTTTCATCAAGCATGTCAGCCAGCTCCTGGTCCCACTCTATTTTCTTGCGCTCACAAATTATTTTATCTAACACTTGAGTTGAGCAGAAAAATGCAATCTGTTCAGGTAGGATTCTACTAAAATCCATTGCTTTTAAGTTGGGTTTAATTCTAAATCCTCTCATATATATTTTAATAAAATCCTAAATCTTGTTTACTTACACCTTCTAGTTCAACAGTGTAACCTTGACCGAAATCTTCAGTCATACCAGTGAGGGTATCTTCAGCATCATCATGTTCATTATCGCCTGCAGCTTTATAATTCTTTACTGATTTATAGAACTTTGGCCATCTTGTTTCCCATCCTACAGGGAAGTGAATCATGTTCATCACATCTGCTGATTTAGTATAAATCCGAACATCCTTATTTTCACTCTGATGGAACCATTCAATTTTAGTGCTGGTATTACCCATTAATCTCAATTCCCGTTCAACATTCCGCGCAAAGCCCCTACCACCATTGTTACTTTCAAATAGTCCACGCTGCACTTCTTCCCGGGCCAACTGCTGTGTAACTTTCAATTCTGTAACTTCCATCTTTTCTTGTGTATAGATCACATCAGTTACATACATGCCAGTATCTAGTTCATCATACGCTATCGAGCATAGGTAATCTTTTCCGGTATCCGCGGTATCAGTACGTGCTTTCTTCATCCGTTTGGTTGTGAACGGTAGGAAGCCTGGTGTATAGGTTTTGAACATACCATACAGATATCCCTCTTTCGGTTGCGGATCCATCATGTATTGGCGGCCAAAGATGATAGGAAAATCAACTTCCATTTTCTTTAGTTCAGCCAGCTCATGCTTGAATGGCCATAATGCGTATTCATTACCCTCATCATCAGTTTTAATCACCGGGATACTTAATACATACCATTTGTTCTTATCAGCCTTAGCTTCTTCCAGATCATATGTATATTCTTCCTGACTCATGATGAAGCCACACAAATCATTCTCATGCAATCGCTGCATAATGATTATAATGGGAGTATTCCTGCTGTTTACCCTATTCCGGATCGTACTATTGAAACGTTGGTTAATCCTTTCGCGTCTGGTATCAGAATCTGCATCATCTGGCTTGATCGGATCATCAATGATCAGCGCTCCATTGAAGCCGGACTTGATATTAAGATCCGACAACATACCATCCAGTTCGGCTAAGAAATCAGCTTCCTCCTGTTTATCATGATCACTTACTTTAGCTTCATCATCAACCTTACCGGCACCAAAACCGGTCACCTGTCCACCAGCTGCTCTTGCATAAACTCCACCACCATCTGTAGTGTACCATTTTTTCTTAGCGTCAGAATCTTGCTTGATCTGAACATGTGGAAACATTTGCTGGTAGGCTTCTGATTCTACCATATCACGGATAGCCTCCGAATTATCTAGGGCCAAATCGTCTGAATAAGAAAGATGGATAAAAGATGCAGATGAGTTTAATGCCAGTGCATGGGCTACAAAATTCTTAACTGCCAGCTCTGTCTTTCCATAACGCGGTGCGATGTTGATCATTACTTTAGTCAGCTCACAGCGCAATACACATTCTAGTACCTCGCAGATTTGCTGGTGATGATCACCGATCACAAATTTTCTACCTTGTGTTTTTTTAAAGAGGTACCTTGTCTGATATAATAAGCTCGACTTACTCTCTAGAGTAGCCACCTTTATCTTACCTATTTCCTCCTTAGTTAGCATCTGTTATATTTCTTCCTGTAAAGCTTTTGCATACTGTCTCACCTCTTCATCTGTCAATGGAACGTTGTAATTGATGTTATTCATCTTACCATCAACCTTAAGTGAATTACCCCATCCTTCAGATTTACCTTGACGGTCTAAATAGAACTGTATGCTGGAATCACTTCCTTGATCAATTCGGAGCATCAACTTATCCACTACATGATCCAATACACCAAGCTTGATATCCCTGTATGTATCCTCAAATTCAGGATCATCATTTTTGTAATTATGAAAGGTCTTTCTGGTGATATTAACCATGGCACAAGCGTTAGTAACATTACCATTGCACATTTTTAGTGCATATAGAATGATCCTTTTCTTTTGCTCAAACTGTTTCAAGTCAGGATCTGCATTACACTTTTTCATAAATGCAGCCTTTTTTTCCTTCATCGACTTCTCCATCTTTTTGATGACACCCTTCGTTGCGCTCGGAATTACTTTTGCTTTAGATTTCGCCATTGTCTTTTACCTATTAACCCCGGGACTCGTGCCCGGGGTATCTTCACTGTTTTGCCGGCCATTAAATCCGGTATCTATATTAATCAAATATGCAGGAGCGCAAGGATTCGAACCTTGATCAATGGTTTTGGAGACCACTATTCTACCTTTGAACTACACTCCCGTTTTGAGCTACTTAATGTAACCTCTTCCTTTTTTCTTACTGAAAGATTGAGTGTACTGCTGCTTTACTTCTGGCTCTTGAAAGAACATGTATTCAGCAAAAAACATATTCAAACCAATTCCTAATCCGATTAAATGACCTTTCATTACTTACCTTCATGAAACTTTAACACCTCATCAATTGCATTCTGCAGGTCTGTTACTACCTCTTCCGAATGTCCACCACCGATCGTGATGATCACCCTGGGATGCGTAGTCATCACCTCAATTGTTACCTCACCATTAGCGAAGGCCTGACTTGTTTTTTCCCTGTCTAAAGGGAACTTGGTTTTTTGCTTTGCCATATTATTCAAAAAATTTGTTTTCAGTTTTGATCAGTTCATATAGTCGATACGTTTCGGCTTTAAATTCTTTATACGCTCTGAATGCTACGATTACCGTTGAAATACTCATTTTCAAAGCACCTAGTGTGCAATTCAATTCTATAGCTGTATTTCTTAGCAGGCTACTTTTAACCTTCCTATCAGTCACCTTCAGTATCTTTTCAGGGTGGAAGAACAGCAGCAATACAGCAATAAGAAGATTTCTATTTTTAATGATTTCATTAGAACTTATATCATTTACCCTCATCCATCCGGAATGTTGAATTCCTTTGATTGATTTAAATGAGTTGATCACTAACGGCAATAATTCAAGGTTTTCAAGCTTTTGAGGAATAGTATCACCAATTCGCTGCATGATCATATTTTCAACCTCTGGATAATCCCGATGCAGTATATCAATGATTAAAGCTGAACTGTATTCCCTCATATGAAGTAAAGATAAATACAATTGTTCTAATTGTGCTATAGTAGCACGTATTTTAATGAAAATTTTCATTCCCAAAATGGAAAGACATAAAAAACCTCCTACAAATCAATGCAGGAGGCGGGTATTATAAGTTGTGTGGAATCGCTTCCTGACAGTATATAATTAATTTATAGCATTCATAATCTTATTTTCAATAAATTCTATCTCTTCCGATGTGAAGTTGCCCA